AGTAGTTCCGATGATCGTCTATGGAAACCAGAACTTGACAAATCTGGTAATGGTTATGCTGTGATTCGTTTCCTTCCTGCCCCAGATGGTGAAGAACTTCCTTGGGCAAAGATGTACTCTCATGCTTTCCAAGGTCCTGGTGGTTGGTTCATTGAGAACTCTCTAACCACTATCGGTCAGAAGGATCCCGTATCTGAGTACAATCGTGAACTCTGGAACAGTGGTAACGAAGCAGATAAAGAAACTGTACGAAAGCAAAAACGTAAACTCTCTTACTACGCAAACATTTACGTTGTAAAAGATTCTGCCAACCCTTCTAACGAAGGTCAGGTATTCCTCTACAAGTTCGGTAAGAAGATCTTTGACAAGATCATGGCAGCAATGCAACCAGAATTTGAAGATGAAGATCCTATCAACCCCTTCGACTTCTGGCAAGGTGCGAACTTCAAACTGAAGATCAAGAAGGTTGCTGGTTACTGGAACTATGATAGTTCCGAGTTTGATCGTCCTGGTCCTCTACTAGATGACGATGATGCTCTAGAAGCAATCTGGAAGAAGCAATATTCTCTTTCTACATTGACTGCTGCAGATCAATTCAAGACCTATGAGGATCTTAAGAAGCGTCTTGACTATGTACTTGGCACTCGTGGTGTTCCCAAGTATCAAGATCCTGAGACTATGGATGAAGAAGCATCTTTTGAAGCAGAACGTAAGGGTCAGTCCTTTACTCCTAAGTTCCGTGAAGAGTCTCGTTCCGATGAAGATTTTGGAGTTCCTCAAACTTCAATGTCTGATGCTGAAGAAGACGATGCACTATCTTACTTCCAAAAACTTGCTGAAGAATGAAGTATAATCAAATCTGCTTAACCCTCTTGGTCTTTGCAGCATATTTCAATTTACTTTTCAAATAGATCTTCAGTATCTTTTAAGGTTCCACTGATATATTCACTGGAACCTTTTTTATATTTCATAATTTCTTCCATATCATCCAGAATTATGTTTAGGTATTCTGGTTTTAGAATAAAAATAGATCTTTTTTCATCTTGAATTCTTTCTTCGTAGATGTAATTTGATATTGGTTTTGCTGCATTAGAAATTGATACTAGAACATCTAAATCTTTGTCATAAAATTCTACTTTATGATTTTCTGAGACAATGAGACCAGCAGGAAAAATAGTTTCATTTCTACTATTGAAAACTCTTTTACTTTCATAGTGATGAACACTATACAATTTTTCATATGATCCATATTTTTCAAGTAAATACGCATTGTAAACTTTTTGTGGGATTGGCCACTCTGATTGGTAATTAAGTATATTATTGGAAATAAGAACTACCCAGTCTAAATTTGGATCACCATAAATTTTATTTGCAATTTGATCTGGTCTCTCATCTCCAACAATTAAGTATTTGTCGAAATAAGATATTTTCTCAAATATATCTTCTCTCAGTTTTGCTCTACGGAAGATATTCTTAACTTGAATTTTAGAATCTACCCCAATTTCATTTAAAAGATTGGTGTATTTAAAATTTGGTAGCCTGCTAAAGTAATCTGACATTTTTAGTAACCAATAACGTCTTCTGAATCTGTGTAGTCATCATAATAAACAGGTTCCATTTCACTAAATGATAAGTCAAGTTGATATGCGGTCATTGTTCTTGCTTCATCATTAAAAGTCATGTAACTTCCATCAGGAACATAGTTAACATTGCATCCAGTTAGAGCACATAATTTAATTTTACCTATTGATTTATGCTCTTCACTATCAGATTTAGTATGATACGAAATTCTATAAACGTTTGGTGCAATTAAAAATAAATTTGCTTTATCTTTTCTCACTGCCATTGTTTGCTTAAATGTTCTGATAATTTTTCTAATCATTTCAGCTTCACCCCCATCTCTAGCAGACATTTTCCAAGAAAATGTGAAATTTCTCATTTCTGGGTTATTAAACATCAGTGCCATATTTGGATTAAAGATTGCTCCTTGAGTTCTTGATAGCATTCCAGTAACCCCAGATGCTTCTTCAGCAAACTTTGTTGTAGCAGCATCTTTTATGTTTGCAAAAGTATCACCATTGGTTAAGTTTTTTCGTATTTGACCAGATAAATCTTGTATTGCATCACCAGGATCACCTTTAATAGATTTCCTAGCAAGATTGAACATCGCAATTTGTATTGGATTCATACTATTAGATCCCCAACTCACAGTATTACTATCGGTAATAGTAGCATTTGTTGGTAAGTATATTGTCCGTTCTGGATCTCCTTTAGTGGTGATTTCTTTAAATGTGAGACCTTCAATTTGCTGTGGTGTATATCTATAAGTTGAAATTTTTATATAATCTTGCTGCAATTTATCCATAGTTGAAGGATAAAATAAAGCATCTTTACCTAATGATTTTGCTTTATTTGTATCTACTAAAGCACCTGCCCCCGTTTGCCCAGCAAGTGCATCTTCAGAAACTTTTTGATTTGTTAGTTCTGCTTGAGTTTGGTCATCAGATCCTGGATTAACACCGATTACTCCAACTACTGGTTCTGCTGTTTGTGCTTCCTCTGGAGTTGTTGATTTTGGTGCTAAATCCTCAGTTGTTTGTTCTGCAAATGATGATCCACCAGCTGCACTTACTACTTCCTTTGCTTCTGAAGTTGCTCCTTCGTTATATACATTTTTTGCTTCCTTTTTTGCCTGAGAAAGTCCATCATCAGGAGATGTAATACCAGTTTCTAAAAAGGTTTTTAATTGTACATTATTATCAGTCAATACGTCCAAGTTTGCTAAGTTATCATTTTCTTCTAGATGAGCCAGTAGATTATCTACACCATCTTCAGTTAATTTAATCTCACCATCAAAAGTATTATTAACTATATCAAGTCCTTCAATTGTTGCAATTGGTTTTTGCTCTCCATTTACCAATACACTTACATTAGTTGCTGCTGTGGTATCATCAACTGTAACTGATACTGGAACGGTTATTGTTTGGCTAACAACAGTGTCTGGGTTCTCTGGACTTTTACCCTTAAAAGATATTTTTATTTTTTGTGTGGGTAACGCAGCCATTAAAACTTCCTCTTATTTTGTTATTTAGTAATCATCTTTTGATATGGAACAGATTTCATATATTCAATTTCATCATCATTAACCACATGCATTTGTCCAATCACTTCATTCCATGTATAATTTCTAACCATTGGAAAATGAAAATTTAACCCTGTAAATCCCCAGTTTTGTAATGACAAACATGCTATGAGAGGATGTTCATCGTAAACAATTTTAGGTGTTTTTGCTTGGTATACAAACGTATAATACTTTCCTGGTTGTGGAATAAATTCTCTCTCATTAAAGAGTTCAAGTATAACCAACATGAAATCATCAGGATCGGAGAATGTTCTTGTCCTTTCTTTCAGTTTTTGTATTCTGGTTTTTTTCTGTTCATCCCTTTCAGCATATTTCGCAAATAACTTGCGGTATTCTTCTTCACCAGGATACTCTCTTCTTGGCATTATTTGATTCCAAGTTCGTTTTCTGTTATGATCTTAAATTCAAGTAAACGATCTTCGCAAAACTCTTTTGCAGCTTTCCACTTTGCTTGATTCACTGCATAGGTTTTCACTTCATATAACCAGGATTTTGTTTTTCTTTTTGGTTTAGGATTTGGTTGTTGAGTCTGCTTATGTGGTTTCACTTCAATCACATACTTTTTAATTGATCCACTTCTTTCACGGACTTTTATAAAAAAGTCTGGAAAGTACTTATGAACTCTATTATCAACAGGAGAACGATAAGGAATCCAAAACTCTTCACTTCCCCATTCTAAAATATTTTCATTAGTATCACACCAAACACAAAATCTTCTTTCCCAAGAACTTCTGCAAATTATATTGTTTGGATCACCTACGTATTTTTTAGGGTTAGAGGGTTTATATTTACTTTTAAGACTCTCCGACATTCTCTTATACATAGTATAGCAAAGATATATCTATTTATAGATGGCTGCACCAAAACCAAAGGCTGTTAAGATGTCCGAGATTAAGTCTCGATTGATGTCTCCCGCTACAACTTCAAATTATGAGGTATTTTTTGGACTGCCATCCCTAGCAGGATCTCCATCAGGAACACAAGATTTAAAAAAATATATACAAAATGTTGATTATGGAATCCCATATAGTACAGATGATCAACTTTTAATACATCTATCATGTCAAGATGCCTCACTTCCAGGATCTAATTTTGCTACGCATGAAATCACAAATGATTTCACTGGAGTCACGGAAAAACATGCATATAGAAGACAATATGATGGTCAAATAGACTTTTCTTTCTTTGTCGATAAAGATTATAGAATTATAAGATTTTTTGAGGCATGGATGGGATATATCATTGGTGATAAAGCTAATTTTGATCCATCCAAATTGAACTCTTCTTATAGGGTTAAATTTCCTAAAGCATATCAAACTGACGCATTACACATTACAAAATTTGAAAAAGACATTGGTAGGGTTGATCATAAAACTCAGTTAATATACACTTTTGTCAACGCATTTCCAATATCTGTAGCATCTACACCAATATCTTATGGTCCTTCAGACTTATTAAGATATAATGTTACAATGTCATATTCTCGGTATTATGTTAGTGTAAGAGGTTACAATGCATCAACCTTACCATCAATACCACCAGTAGCACAAAGTGCAGAACCTCAAGAGGCTGAGCTACCCACTGAAACAGTCAAACCAAAACCAAAAACAATTTGGTACTATCCACAATTTAGTCAAGGACAAGATTATAGTGATTATCCACCACAAGTTAATACTTATGGTGCTGGAACTATTGCAAATGAGAAAGATTCTGCAACTGGTTACTCTGCTCTAGGTCCAGGGGCAGATGGAACTGAACCAATCACTTATGGACAAGAACTTGGTCTACCAGGATACTAAATAACAATACTGAAATTTATAATAGGTTATCATGCCATTACCAACAATTGCTACACCAACATTTGAGTTGGAGTTACCATCAACTGGTCAAACTATTCAATACAGACCTTTCCTAGTTAAAGAAGAGAAGGTTTTACTTTTTGCATTAGAATCTGAGAATACAAAGCAAATTACAAATGCCGTAAAAAGTGTTATTAAAAATTGCATTAAAACTAAAGGCATTAAAGTAGAAGATTTACCAACCTTTGATATCGAATATCTTTTCTTAAACATCAGAGGAAAGTCTGTTGGTGAGGATATTGAGGTTAATTTGATTTGTCCCGACGACGGGGAAACATCTGTACCTGTTACTATTAGTGTAGATGATATTGAAGTACAGAAAAGTAAAGATCATAAAAAGCAAATTAAACTTAATGATGAAATTATGATTGAGATGAGATATCCAACTCTCAATCAATTCATCAAAGATAACTTCGACGTAGAAAATCTTGATTCTGAAAAATCTTTTGACTTAGTTGCTTCATGTATTTCTCAAGTAATCACTGAAGATGAAGTGTGGGAAGCAGAAAATTGTACAAAAAAAGAGATGCTTGAATTTTTAGAGCAAATGAACTCTACACAATTCAGGGAAATTGAAAAGTTTTTTGCTACAATGCCCAAACTATCTCATACAGTCAAGTTAAAGAATCCAAATACTAACGTTGAAAGTGAAGTTGTTCTGGAGGGTCTCGCATCTTTTTTCGCATAGGCATGATCCATATGGATCTTGAGAATTACTTCCGTCTCAATTTTGCCTTAATGCAGTACCATAAATACTCATTGACAGAGATTGAAAACATGATTCCCATTGAAAGGGACATCTACGTCATGCTACTACAACAACATCTTGAGGAAGAGAAGTTAAAACAGCAGACAGCAAATGGGTGATTTAGACGAATTACTTCAAAGTATAAGAGATGAGGCAAAGAGAGAAAATGCTCTAGCTTTATATGAAGGAACTCGTCAAGATGACCTAGTAGATGAAGAGATCGATGAAAGAATTCTTAGACTTTTAGGTCTTGAGGATGTCTTTGACATTGATTATGGCACCTACTTGTCTCTTCTCAAAGAGAAGATGATTGCTGCTAGAATGACTCAGCAGGATCTATCAACAGAAGAGTCGGAAATATTAACAAATGAATTCAAGAGAGTAAAGGGAAAAGTTGGTAGATTCACCATTAAAAAGAAAAAAATAAAAGTTGATAATATTGGTGAATCCTTCACTCAAATAGGACAAGGAAAGTCTCAAAAATTATTACCAGCAGATATTATTAAAGGTGATGCTGGAGAGGCAAAAACAATTGAGGGAGAGGATACTGAAAAGAAAGATAATTTTTCAAAATATCTGTTAGAAATTATTGAAATTGTAAAGTCAATTAGAAGTATTCTAGAAAATCAGAATAAACTAACCAAACAAATTAGAGATTCTGAAAGAAAAAGACTTGAAAAGGAACAAAGGGCAGCTAAAGAAGCTTCTTTAGAAAAAAAGAAAGAAGCTTCTGGATTTTTGAAAAAACTTAAAGGATCACTTCCACAACTTAGTATCTTTGATAAGATTAAAAAATTTATTACAAATGTTCTTCTAGGCAAAGCAGTTTTAGCAATTTTAGATTGGTTAGCAGATCCAGAAAATAAGAAAAAGATAGATTCAATTGTACAATTCCTAAAAGATTTTGCTCCTGCTATTGCTACTGCTGCATTTTTGTTCTTAACTCCATTTGGAGCTTTTATTAGAGGAGTAGTCGGTTTAATTGTAAGATTTACAGCTCTTATGATAAGAAAAGCAATTCCAGCATTGCTTAAAGGTCTTGCAAAACTAGGAAAATTTGCTTTAAAGAATCCTGTTGCTGCTCTCGGAACAGCAATTGTAGGGACTGCTGCTGTCGGTGGCATTGTGCAATCTCAAACACCATCCAATGATCCAGAGAGAGCAAAGGAAGGAAAGACTCAGTTGGATGACACCTTAGGTTTTGGTGGTGTTAGTGGTGATCCAATGGGTGGATTATTTGCTGATGGCACCAAAAAATATGCTGGTGGAGGACCTGCAATGGGAACTGATACTGTTCCCGCTATGCTTACCCCTGGTGAGTTTGTAATGAGTAAGGGTGCAGTTGATAAAATTGGTGTTGACAACCTGATGGCAATGAATGCTGCTGGTGGTGGAACTAATATTCCTAACCCTGTTGAGGGTATTATGTATGCTTCTACTGGTGGTTATGTAAACAAAAGAGGACGAAGCGTAGGAGGACAATCATCAGCCTCCAAATCTAAACCTGATAAATCTAAATCTTCAGGTGGAGGTGGTGGAAGTTTGAAGGGATTATCAGGACAGGATTATAGAGATCTTGCATATATTGTAAGTGGAGAAGCACAAAGAGGTACTGATGATGAATATGGTGTTGCTGCAGCAGTATTGAATCGAGTTGCAGATCCAGTATGGCCAAATACAATCAAAGCAGTTGGATCACAGGCAGGTCAGTTTGAAGCAGTTTACAAAGGACTTGCAAAAGATGATCCACAACTTGCAGAAAAACTTGCATCACCTAAAGGACAAGCAAAAATTGTAAAAGCTCTACAGAAGTTAAAAGGTAGAACTGACTTCAAAGGAGTTTCTCAATATGCTAATATGGGCAAAGGAGATGTTAAATTCTCAAATAGAGGAAATTTCTACCACTATAAAGAACAAAGAGGAAAAAATGATCCACCACCATCACCAATTCCTTCATACTATACAAAATTTATTGGTACTGGAGGACCTAAAGTTGACTTAGCAGGAACTACATCCTCTGGAGGTGGTTTTGTTGCTACTTCAAGTGGTGGTGGTTCTTCTGATTCATCTGGAAGTGGTGGTAGTAGTTCTGCTGCTCCTTCATTCCAAGAGCAGTTTATGAAAGCTCTTGACTTAGCAGTGGTAGATAAAAAACCATCTCCATTAATACCAGGAGCTCCCGAATCTGGTGGTTCTGGTACTGTTATGTTACCACCAATTTCCCAAAAAACTGGGGAAAAGACTAAAATGAACAATCTAGGTTCAAAAGAACCTGACTTCCCAGTTTTATCTCCGTTAGGAAAACTAACTCGTATTAAAAAACTTGATACGTATGGAGTAGTTGGATGAAAATTGATTCTAAAAAATTACTTCCAGGATCTAGTGGTTCTCTAAGTGTCATTGCAGTAAAAGGCAGTAAAATAACTGCTTTATCTACAGAAAAAAAACCAGTAGACTTTAGTAAATTTGTTTCTAAGGTTGAAGATGTCAAAAAAGGTAAGAAAGGAAAAGGCACATCTGATAATGAATTCAAAATTCTCAAGTCCGAATTAATCGGAATTAAAAATATTTTAAAAAAGACTCTTAAAAGTAATGAACTTTATCATGATAGGAAAAAGAGACTTGAAGAAAAAACTACTCGAAAACAAAAAGAAGAAGAAATAGAGGAAAAACCTAAGTTAGGTAAGAAGGGTGATGCCCTTGCAAAGAAACTTATCCCATCATCCAACATTTTTGAAGGTATCAAAAAGTTTATAGGAAATATTATACTTGGAAAATTTGTTTTATTTTTATTAGAAAATTATGATAAATTCTTAAAACTAGTAGATTATATTGCTCCAGTAACCACAATGATTACTGACTTTGCAGGAAAATTATTTAATGGTGTTGTAAATTTAATTGACGGAATTTACACTAAAAAAGATGAAATTGAGAAAAAACTTGAAGAGTTTGGTGGTCAAGGTGCTAAAGACGACTTTAATAAATTTACCAAGACATTAACAAGAATGTTAAACCTTGGGTTGATGCTTGCCATGGCAGGTGTTCCTTATGACATTCCTCTTGGTCCTGATAAAAAACCAACTAAACCTGATAAAAAACCAACTAAACCTGATAAAAAACCGACTAAACCTGATAAAAAACCGACTAAACCAACCTCAAAAGAAGTTAGAAAAAGATACCAAAAAAGGTACGGAAAAGAAGCTGCACGGAAAAGATTTGAAGGAAAAGTAAGACCCAAACCAGCAGGTTCTGGACAAGTCTTTAAGAGAGGATTAGAAAGATCCACAACTCGTTTAACAACCAAGGCACTTGGTGCTTCCAATGCTAAAAAACTGCTTAAGTTTAAAAAGCAATTAAAAATGATTAAAGGTAAAGTGCCAATTATGGGACCACTCATAATTGGTATTGATACTTACTTTGAAGATGTGGAACCAAAACCTGATGGTGATGGAAAGCCAGATAAAAAACTGGATAAGGCACTATTTAAAGCAGGTGGATCGATGCTTGGAGGATTCTTAGGATCCTTTATTCCAATTCCTGTTCTCGGTACATTACTTGGCACATTTCTTGGGGAATATGTTGGTGGTTTGTTCT